GTCAGGATGCCAACGATCCCGGTGACGATCCATGACCACTGCCCCGGCAGGAACGGGGACACGAACTGCAAAATCTGAATGAGGGTGGCGATAGCCGCCCCACCGACCGCGGTCCAGGCTTTCGCTGCCTGCGCGGGCGGAACATAAACAGCCATGTCGTACTCCTAATCTACACTGGGACAAAAGAACTCCCGCGCCTGCGGAAACAGGCCGGGAGCATGACCGACAAACAAGGTGTCGATATGCCTCATCGTACGTGCTCAATCTCTGGCTGTGAACGACCACATGCACGACGGGGATGGTGTTCTGCCCACTTTTGGAGGTGGCAGACGCATGGGGATGTTCTCCATGGCGGTCCTATCCGAAAACTATCCCCATGGGGCCTTACCGAAGCTGAGGCGTTCGCATGGCATATGCGGGGCGATCCACCAGAAAAAGGCTGTTGGGACTGGACGGGGAACCTAGCGACGACCGGGTATGGACAGTTTTGGACTAGTGGCCGTCCAGCGTTTTCGCACGTCGCTTCTCACCGCATCTATAACGGCCATGACCCACTTACCGATGAAAAGCCATGCGTTCTACATTCGTGTGACCGCAGAGTATGCGTTCAGCCTGCACATCTACACGCCGGAAGTCTGGCCGAGAACATCGCCGAGATGGTTGCGCGTGGTCGACAAGCTGTTGGTGCCCGTGTTGGCGGGGCAAAACTGACCGACGATGACGTGCTAGAGATTCGGCAAAGCGATCTGCCGCAACGGGTACTTGCTCGGAAATTTGGTGTGTCCCAAGGGACTATCGGATTCATAGTTCGCGGAGAAACTTGGAAGCACCTCCTCTAGCTTTCGGTGTGTTTTAACTCCTGAGCTGGGTGGTGATGTCGGTGAGGGCGGTTTTCAATGCGGATACCGCCGATGACACGCCCTCGCCGGACGTCGGGCCGGGTGCGACTGGTGGCGTCCAGGATTCGACGACCGCTTTAGCGACGTCAGGTGATGACTGCTGCCCCCTAGCCGCGTCGATCATGACGATCTCGTTGAGGAATGCTTGTGCGATCTTGCGGTCGTTCTGCCGATCCGGCGCGGTGTTAGCAGCCACCTCCTGCACAAGTGCGAGCGCATCAGGCGATCGCAACACCACCGCCAACAGGTGCATAACCAGAAGATGCACGCTACCGTCGATGTTGTTCGTCAAATCTTCAATGTCGCCGATGGGGCCTTCGCCGACATGCCGAAGTGGTGATCGGCTAACACGGTCGCCGCAAAGTTTGTCGTAAATCTCCTGCTGCTGCGCGTCGGTCAGGGCCATCAGGAATCCCTCCCCTTCTTCAGATGGGCTGGTAGTGGTGAGTACAAGCAACGCATCCCCGACCGCCAGGGCACGGTTGTAGCGGTTGCGCCGATCGTCCAACCCGTTGGTGCCACCATTGATCGCTCGAGTGACAGCGAGCAGGTCACCGGAATCGCACAGTCCGTTGATTTGGGGACGGGCCACCGTCCAATACCAAGCCGGTCCCAGTCCCGCCCACCGCTGATCGGCCAAGGTGGTGGGGTTGTCAACGAAATAGGTTCGGGTGGGCACCAAACCTTGGTCAAAGCACCACTGCGAGAACCCGGCATAGTTGGCTTTCCAGGTGATCTGAATCCACGTGCGGCCTTTGTAGCGCCAGCGATCGGTGGACTCATCGCCGTCGGCGTATTCCTCGGTGGCGTTGAAGTTGTCCGATTCATGCCCGATTTGCGCCAGCCACATGGCGATCCGGTTCACGGTGGTGCATCCACTGGCCGCTAGACCGTCAAACACTTGCGGCATGATTTGTTCAGCGCGGTCGCTATCAAGTCCGGTCGCCCTTGCTAGGACGGTGGCTTGGGCTGCCGGTGGGGTTACTGCGCTGCCGCCGCGCCGGAACGTGGAATACCCGTCAGCCCGGATTTTGCGTGCCATGAAATCGGCGGTGCGCGGATTGCCGAAACTGTCGTAACCCATCTGGAAGTGCATGGCGTCGCGGGGCTCGTTCCAGTCGTTGCCCCACCAGATGGTGTCCTCGTAGAAGTCGAGCATGTCGCGGATGGTGTTGATCTGCCCCGACGTAAAGCCCGCGTTGAGAATCCGAAACGGATGCGAATTCCAGTTCAAATCCATCGCCGTGCCGTTCAAATGGTTCGACGTCGCCACCGAATTCGTGGGCGTCCACCCGGCAGAGTCGGCGTCCCGCAAGGGTTCGACGTAGGCGTTGAAGTCGGCGGCGAACGCCCGCATGATGGCCATGGGCTGCCCCTGCAGTAATTGCAGCGACACAGTGGTGCCGGGGACGGTGACCCACACGCACTGGTCGGGTCTGGCTTTCGCCGGCGACCACCCATTTTCGGATGCGTTCACGTCGGCACCGCTTGGTAAAATGAAGTCCCCGCACCCGCTGGACACGGGCCGGGGTTTGGCCAAACCTGGATGAGAGGTTCGACATGAGTGATCGTAGGTGTTCGGTGCCCGGGTGTGGGCGCAAACACTCGGTGCACGGATTGTGCAGATCCCACTGGAGTCGCGTCCAAAAGACCGGTGACGTCCAGGCCGATATCCCTCTTCGCCACTACCGCCCCATCGGTCTGAGCTTGTCCGAGACATTCGATTACTTCATGCCAGGAACCCCCGGCACGGATTGTTGGGAATGGACTGGAAGTCGTAACCAAGCGGGCTACGGAGTTGTTCGCATGACTGACAGCAGTTTCCCCGCTCATCGGGTCTCCTACGAATTGTTCATCGGACCGATACCAGAGGGATGGTGCGTCTGCCATCGTTGCGATAACCCTCCCTGTTGTAATCCCAACCATCTTTTCGTAGGCACAAAGGATGACAACAACCAAGACAAGGTGGCTAAAGGACGTAATGACGCCACGTTAACGGCTGAGGACGTCACGAAGATTCGAAATCTATACGCCAATGGCGATGTGCTACAACGAGAATTAGCGCAGACCTTTGGCGTTTCCCGCTCAAATATTACTATGATTATTAGTCGAAAGACGTGGCGACATATCCCGTAGTCACCAGTGCAAAATTCTCTCGCCACCTCTCATCGCGATCCACATGGCAAGCCCAACTCCTAACGCCCACCCGCCGAACAGGACGGCCGCGACACCACACAAGATGCGGGCCATCACAATTCATCGGGTTGGTAGAGTGGAAACATGGCACTGACCCTTCCCAAGCCAGAGAGGTTTCGCGTCGGCCGGGTGGTCGGCGTGTTATGCGGGCCCGGGTAGGGCGATGGCCAAGGATTGCGACACCGACATCGACCAGCCATCGTCGTCATCGGTGGTGACATCGATGGCCACGTCGTGCCCAGTCAGCAACGCATCGGCCAGGGTGATGCCGACCGCCTTGATGTAGGGGTCGTGTTGGGCGTTTGGTTCGACAATCTTTTTCAGGAACTCTGGTGGGCGGGCCTGCCAATCCCCCAAATTGTCGTTGAGGACAATCGATCCGTCGATGGTGACACGTACCTGACTCACTGTTTCCCCTCGGTTGCTGCGGCTAAGTCGGCGCGGAGTTGGTCGAGTTCGGCGGTGTCGATGATGGTGGAGTGGCCGGCAGATTCGATGGTGTAGACGATGGCCTCGCCCAGCATCTTCACGGTTTCCTCCACCTGTTGAGCCATCTCCGCAGGCATTCCCGGCATTTTGAACAGCGGTAGACGGATGGTGCAGGGTTCCTCGCCGACGGCCGGGTTCCCGGGGTGCGGCAACCCTTCCGCCAACTTTTGGGCAATCAACTCGGCGATGGTCACGCTGCGCTCCCGTCGAGAGTCAACGAGCTGACGGTGTAGTCGCCGCCCGAGTTGAACTGGTTAGCGGTATTCGGGGTGCCGGCGATGACGAACTCGCCGTAAAACGTTCCACTGGTCGATGCCGACCACAGGGTCAGGCTGTACACATCGCCATCGGGTTCACCGCCGGTGAAATCTAACTGCTCATCAAGGGCGAAGTCGCCGGCGCCGGTGGTCGCCCCCCACGTGATGGGTTGGCGGGCCGCTGTGCTCACGTTCGCGGTGCCCGCCGTCCCCGCGGGTGCGCTGTGTAGTTGGGCGTACAGCAGCACGTCTTTGAGTGCGGCGGCGGCTACCGCCATCGCCGCATCATTCAAACCGGGCACATCATCCCCCTTATAGTGTTGGGCTGGTTAAGCATCCGACGCGGTGCCGGTGAAATCGATGGCGGTGACGAGGTACACGCCGTCCGGGCTGAACGCGTCGTCGCCATCCGATAGCGGGAATTCGCCGTAGCAGGTGCCGTCGGTTTCCGCGTCCCACACCGTCACCGAATGGACGGCGCTGGAACCGGTGCCGCCGCTGAATCGGAGTTGCGAGGCGAGGCCGAACACGCCGCCGGATGCCAACTCCCAGTAGAGGGGTTGGCGGGCTGGTGCGGCGATGTTCTCAGTTCCGTCTAAACCTGCCGCTGCGGAATGGATTTGCGCGAACGCCAGGGTGGCTTGCAGCGCATCGCACAGCATGTCGATTCCGGTGCTGTTGAGTGGCATGACGGTTTAGTTGAGCCCGTACACCTGCAAAGACTGCAATGTGATCGTGTTGCTGGCCGACGACGCCGAACACGTCACATTGAAGTTGATGTAGTTGGTGGCCGAGCAGTCGAGCGTTGCGACCGTGGGTGTGGTGAGTGATGCGCCCGCACCAACCCCGTACATGAACGGTGACGCCAGGCCGGGGCTGACGATCATGCCCGTACCCCGCGCCGTCGAATTCGCGCCCGCCGCTCCCTGCGACACCAGGAACACGTCGCCTTGGAGTTCCCACGGCTGATTGGTGACACCGGAACCGGTGGTCAGCGCGGCTGAGCCGAGAAGGATAGCCGCCGACGTGGACCCGGCGGCGCCACTGCGAATCGTGAACGTGTAGGTCGGTGTTCCCGTGCTGGAGAGGATTCCGCGAGCGACGATGCGGATGCCCTTCCCGACCGCTGTCGGTGTCGGCGCCCAGAAATCAGGCGGAAGATGGCACTGCACACCCATGCCCGTCGTGTCATTGATCTGCACCTCCGACGTAAACGATGCTTTCGCGGTGCCCGCCGTGGTGTTGGCGTAGATGAGTTCGGTGTTGGTGCCCGTGAGGAACGACATTTAATCTGCTACCTTTCCTATCTGCCCGTTTTGAGCAGTTCCTTGATTTTCTGGCTACGTCGCACGATGCGCAAGGTGTCCTCACGGGGCTCGCCCACCAGACACATAAGGACCCGCGTAAGTACTTGGTTCGCGAAATCCTGGACTTCGCTCTCGAGGTCGAACGAAGCGCCAGTCATTCCCCGAGAAGGAACTGGATCCGCTTTACCTCTTCCCAGGCGACTGTCTCATCAGGGGTCATCCGATAGCGGAAGGCGAGATCGGTCAATTCTTCCAGCGTGAGCCCGACCTGGTTCAGCGCCGCTTCCAACCGTCTGCGCAGCTCATCGCGTGAGACGTGCTCAACCGTGACTGGCATCAGCGACCTCCTGACTAGTGACCCCCATTATGCGTGCGACACGCATTGCACGCCGGTAGAGGCGCACAGTGCTTGTGGCACAGGCCCCGCGCGTACAGCTCATCTGCACAGTCGATGGCTGTGCAGATGCGGGCTTGCGTTTCCAAATCTGGTTTCTCCTATGGCTTTAGCGGCTTAACCTAGTGGGACGCCGACTCCGGCGAACGAGTTATTTGCGGTGAACGCGGCTGTAAACGTGGTATCTGTTATGGATTCGCGTACCACAAGGCTGCCGCCACTACCGAAGTCCCTACTTGCCAGTAGGGTGCCGCCCGTGGAACTGCTGATCCCGGCGTATCCCTGGCAGCCGATGAGTTCAACAAACGTTGAACCGCCGCTGAGGGTTGTGGGTTGGGTGAAGCTGGTTCCGGTGCTGCCCTGAGTTTGGGCAGGGAATACTGTGGACACCTTGCTGTAGGCGAGCGGAACGACGATGGTGTATCCCGCCGAGTAGCTGACGGTGACAGTCCAGGGCTGTGATGCTCCGGTGCCGGCGGTCGGCGCGTAGAACATTTGGACAACGCCTCTGGTGCTGATGTTGTTGTCGTAACACATCCCAACGGAGGTCATCGCGTTGCCGTTGTAGGTGGCCGACAGTGTTATTGCGGTGCCGTCATACTGAGAGTTGACTGCCAGGAACACATCGGCTCCGAGCGGGGCGGTGAAATTCCCGGTTCTGGTTCCCTGCCCGGTGACGATGGTGCCGACTGCGCTGTTGAGAGGCCGCCCCAGCGGAACAGCTCGCGGCTTACGCCGGAACTTGTTGCGCATCGCCTGCGGCCCAACCTTCGGGTTCGCGATCCGCAACGAACGCCAGTATTCCTGTTTCGGCGGGTATCCCGCCATCGACGTTTCCCAGTCGAATCCGGTTTCGCTGGTGCCGACCCTGTCGGTGCGAACCCACCAGCCCGGTGACGGCGGCGACACATACCCCGGTTGCGTCACTTCAACCCGTTATCGGCTTTGAGTTTCGCGATCTGGTTATCGACATACGTTTTCGCTGTCGCCTTCGCCGCCGTGACTTGCGTATCAACGTAGGTGCGGGCGGTGTCCATCCGGCCGTCAACGTATTCGACTACGGCGGTGCGGATTCGGTCGGTGTAATCCTTAGCCCGATCCTGCGCAGCCGACCGCGCTACATCAGCAATCTGGTGCATGACATCGCGGCGGGCCTGAATACGTTCCCCGAGCGTTGGACTGGTCACTGTTGATCCTGCGCTATCCATTGATTGACCGCCGGCGGATTGACCCAATTGTTCCCGTACCAGTAGTAGCCGTTTAAGGTGTAGGGGATGGGCACGGGGTAGGACGGTTGATACGCCATATGTCCACCCCACCCCCATTTTCGGTAAGTGGCCCCCGTTATGGGGCTGCCGTCGGTCACGTCGAGGATCAGCAGACCGTTCAGGTAGGCCCGGAACTGGCCAAGTTCCGTCGCGTCTTTGTTGCCGATGAGGAAATCGATGGACGTTCCCGTTCCGACAGTTCCGGTCGACACCGTCGCCCCGATCAATGTGGACGTTCCGTTGATGATCTTGTACACCCCGGCTGTGCCGTCACCGTTGATCTGCAAACGCACATAGGTGTTGCGGTCGGACGACATTCGACCGATCAGGTACACACTTCCGTAAACACCGGCCGAGGCTCCGTTGCCGATGGCACCGTTGAGGATAATGTTGATCTTCTGGTAGTCGGTGCTACTGGTCGCGCCGGAGGATTCCCAACTGAACACCGCCACCTGTTGAACGTTGGACAGGCTGGCCGGTTCCGTCCACACCGCGTCGTTGCCGTTAGCGTTATAGGTTCCCAGCGACGAGGTCAGGGTGTAGTACCCGTCCCAGTTCGCCGAGGCGATGATTTCACCAGTCCACGAAAAGTCGTCGGCGGCCACAGAACCCGTCCCGCCCGTTGCGTCGATGACCGCGATTCTCGCGTTCGCGGAGGTCAATGCCGACGCAGTGTTCTGGTAGGCGGCGGCCGCATCTGATTGGGTGTAACCCGTCCCCGGCTGCCCCTGCAGGTTGTTGACGACATTGTCGATAGAGGAACCGATTCCGGGCACCGCCTCGTCGGGGATCAGGTCGTTCTTTTGGAAAACAGCCTCATCCCATTTGACGTAACCAGCGGTGATGGTGGGGGCGGCCCGGAACCTGAACCGCAACTGGTCAACGCGGGCGGGCACCGTGTAGGTGCCGGTCAGTTTCACCCACACGCTGCTGGAAGCGGCAGGCGATTCGAGTGTCTCTACATCGGCGCCGCCAACGTCCATGTAGACGGTGCCACCGGTGTCGGGGTCGCGGCCCTTGCGGTACTTTTCGACACCCAACACAATCGGATCCGTCCCGGTGTAGGACAGGTCCGCCCACTTCACCCAACATGTCACCGACACGTTCTCGCCGACGACGACCGGAATCTCATTCGACAACAAATCATCTTGGGTGCCGTTGCAGTCAACACGGGCACACCCTTTGGTTAAACGTCCGTCGGTGCCGTCCCACGACCAGGAACCCACCGAAACAACTGTGGAGGCGTTCGGGAAGTCCTGCGAAACCACCATGTTGGTGTCTTTGATCGCCACCGATGTGGCCGGGGCGATACCAATGTTATTGGTCTGCACCGTGCCCGACACCGCCGAACCCGCCACCGGGACATCACCCGCCGCTAACCCATCTTTACCGGCCAGGTTCTGACGCCAATTGACGAACACGTCCATCTGTGATTGCGACGGCCCGTTCGGGGTGGGGGTCGCGATGGGTTGGCTACGGGCACCCCGATAGACGGTGACCGCCCAGTCGGGCGGATCAACGTTTGTCATGGGATCGGGCGCACCCACACACAGAACCGGGTGGTATCCCCGAATGTTTCGTACGTGCCCGCGCCGGCCTGCCGTTCCAGCCGCAGATACACCGTCGCCGCGCTACCCGCCGACACCTTGTCATAGGTGGCCGACGCCGCAGGGGGTGGACCCGATGAAATGGTTTGAATCTCATAACCGATCGCGGTGTAGCCGAAACCGCGCCCCACAATCGGGCCGGAGGTTTCATCATTCAAACGGGCCACCAAATCCACCCGCACCCCCAACGCCGTGTGGTGAATCCAACACGTGCCCGACACTTCGGGCCGCCAGTCAAACGCCTGCGCCGGAATGCTCACCGCGCACAGGGTGTAGTTCGGGTTTCCGTAGGGGCAGTTCGCGATAGCGCCGGGAACGTAGCGGTCCCCCACCTTCGGCGCCTGTAATTCCATATCGTCAAGAGTCGCGTTCACCACCAGCATCCGGCCGGCCACCGGGGTTCCGAAATCGGATGGGGTGAGGATCGTATCTCCCGAATCGCCCTGCGGCCCTTTGTGCAGAACGAGGTCGAGGTCGTAGACACCGGGGGCGGTCTCGGTCCATGACGCCGAGTCGGCCGTAGGATCATCCGCCTCCAACACCGTGAAATTCACGTTCGACAGGGTGGGGGTGTCACCGGTGTCGCCCTTGACCAGGGCCGGGAATGAACCGAGGCCGCCGGTTGGTGATGCGACAGCGATGAACATTGAGGAGCTCGCGTCCCAGTCTAGGGGCACACGGAATTGGGTGCTGTCGATCACCAAGTATTCTTTGCCGTCGATGGTGGTGGTGTTCCATGTGGTGGTCGGCATTGTTGTTGTCTCCCTCTAGGATTGGGGGGCCATGGTGATGGTGTTTACAGCTTCGATGACCGAGCTGATGAATCGTTGGTGTTTGGCCAGGGGGGCTTCTTCGGCTTTGCCGTCGCCGACTTGGACCATGACGTCGCGGGCGTCTGGGGTGTACCGGAACATGATGTTTTCGACGTAGTCGGTGAACAGTTTTGTGCGCCCGTCATAGACGAGGGAGACAAGGCCGCCGCGGAAGATGTCGACGCCGAGTTTGTACACTTCGCCGTCGCGGAACACGAACTGTCCGGACACGTAGCCGCGTGAATCCCAGAACGCGTTGAGGAACGCGAACACGGTTTCGATGTTGTACGGCGCCGAGCTCGTCGGGTGCATCACCTCAATGCACGGATGGTACGGGCCGACCTGAACACGCCGCCCGTACAACTCAATGAGTTGAAACGCGAATATGGCGTTATTGAGGAACCCGTCGAGCAGGGAACTGGGAATTCCTATGAACCCCAACAGGATTGAGATCGCGTCGATGATCCACCCGAAAATGAAGTTAAAGAGGTGGTTGAGCCAGCCAGGTGACCGGCCCCCGATTATCATCTGCCATCCCTTGGGGGTGTGGAACGACAATTTACAGCTAGCGACCGAGCCTTTTTCGCCGGGGTCCGGGGCGACGACGACCGCCCACGGAGCCACATAGTTCACACCCAACAGCGGCGAGTTGAACACCCCCGACATGCCGGGGTTGGTGCGAACAACATCACCGATTTCACCAAAGAATGAGCCGATCAAATCCACCACGGTGCGGATGACGGAGTCCAGCACGAACCCCGTTGGGCCGACGATCTGCGAGCGGTCGACAATGCGCACAACATACGTGGGTTGTGTAAGTGTCAGTGCCGGAAAGGTTTTCGCGTAGGCGTCGGGTTGCTCATCGCCGGGGAGCCACAGGTCGACGGTGACACTGACACCGTAAGCGCGGGTGATGTCCTGAATGACCGATCCGCAGGACTCCATGCGTACTGTGCGGGCCACCAGCGGCGACGTGTCGAGTAGCGGGTTGACTGGGGACACGTAGATGGGGTGTTTAAGCCGGTCGAACCATGACCCGCCGGCATTCACCAGGGCGGTGCCGAACCAGGCCCGGAAATCAAGGTTCAGTGATAGGGCGTTGTTGACCAGTTCCCACATGCCGCCCTGTATGCGTAGGGCGGCCTCTCCGATCATCTGCGCGATGACCGTGCGCAATGCCCAGATGAAGATGGCGCGTCCGGGTAGCTGAGTGTTGTGTGACCAGAATCCGTTGGCTAAGTAGTTCTCCCAGCCGGGAACGTGCATGTCATAAAAGTCGTCAACACCCATTGATTGAATGCTGACGATGGGCCGATACACCACGCCATCGCCGCTAGGTACAGCCAGATAATCCTCGTCGCTGGTGCGTCTTAGTGCGGACTTGAGGTCGTGCACGGGGCAGAGTCGCACCAGGCCAGCGGCGCCATGATGCGGACAGTTGCATAGTTCGGATTCTTCGCCAACCCCCACCGTAGCGATCATGGTGCCGATTTCGACATCTGATCCGTGAACGAAGCCGTGGTCAGTCAGGAACCTGTGCCCGTGGGTGGCCTTGATCGCGCTGCCGTCATCTAGAACGTACTCAAACAGCTCAGCGCGGCCCTTCTTGAAAGCATGTGTGGCGGTTGCCGCAACACGCTTTCCTTCTGGCGTTACTGACCATACCGTGAACGGATGCCCGTGTTCCGCTAGCTTGTCGATTCGGTGGTCACCGTCTGGACCCTGAACGATGGTGTCACCAGCGACACACTGTATGGGCAGCAGCCAATTTGGCCAGATTTGGAGGTAGTTAAGCACGTCCCAGATGCCGAGGCAGTGGGCGGTACCCACCCACTCATTGGAGTTGTATTCCCAATCAAACGTGTCGACATAGTAGGCCAGGCGCATACCGCCGGTTTCCACGGTGATGCCAACCATGGTTTGTTGGCACGCCATAAAGTTTTGGACAAACAGGCTTCCGCCCTTGATTTTCAAGGTGCAGGTCGGCACATTGTTGCGGGGGTCGGAACCCACCATTTCCATCAGGTCGTCGCCAAGCTCGCCGAGGGGCCGCCAGTAGGCGTCGTAAACCGTGATGACCCACGTTTTGTCGTAGTATTCGCGGTATTCGGCGATCTCGTCGGCGGCGATAGCCCGCGACACTGTGTCGCTGGAAGTTAGGGTTTGTTGCAGGCCGGCGAGAGTTTCGTTCGGGGGCAGCCCGTTGACCGGGTTGTCACCGTACACCTGGCCTTTGATGTTGCGGCCGACCCACGAATAGAACCCCCCGGCAGTGTTCGCCATCAGTAGGGGAACCTTCGCAGCGGTGTTCCGGTAGCAATGATTTGGCTGTTCTGGTTACCGTTGTCGATGCGGCACGCCACATGGTAGGGCAGCAGCGCGGCACCCGGTGAGCGCGGCGGAATCGGCTTGTTGAAACGGCCTTTCATCAACTGGTACGGGTTGCCCTGCGGGGTCAGGACACCGAACTTGGAGTCGTTCGGCGGCACACCACCCACCGACAGGAACGACATGTAGTCGTTGAGGGCTTTGTTGAATTCGGCTTGCGATTGCGTCGACACCGGTTTCGCGGACATGTCCACGATGCCCCGTTTACGGGGATCAGTACGGACCTGCATCACCTGACCGGGCAACAGGGGTCCGATCTTCACAAAATCTTGGCTTGATGGGCCGTTGGCGATGTAGAACATGCCCGGTCCGATCAGGGTGTAGCGGTCCCACATCGGCTGATCACCGACATTGATCCGCTCCAAATATCCTGATTGCGCGGTGGTGGCGTTGACGCCGGCCACGAACCGACGCACACCCAGTGGGCGGATCAAACCGGAGCCGGTTGCCATGCCGAACCCGGCTTTGCGGTAGTTCGATCCGAGGTTCGATGTGGTGCCCGATTCTTTGGCGGTGAACACCTCAGAGTTATTCCGCAACACTTTGTAGGTGCGGGCGTCGTCCTCGGTGCCGCAAATCAGGGTCCAGGTTTCACCGGGTGACGGTGGCGGGGAGCCGATGTACCACCACCACCACCAAAACCCGCCATAGCCCTGTTCGCGGATCACGGTTTCCACACCGGAAGCGAACGACGACAGTTTGATCCCGGATTGGCTGAGGCGGCAACGGATCCCGTCGGAGCCGGCGGTGCCGGTACCCATCCGCGCCCACAAATCAATGAAGGTGTTATCGGGGTAGGAAGGTTGGCTGTTGGTGCCCAACTGTATTTGCACCACCATGTTGTCGCCGCTCGAGGTGTAGCTGGTGCGGCGCAACACCGCCGTCTTCACCCCGGCCAGGGTCGACACCGCCTGATCACCGTCGGTGTAAACCGAACCGGACCCGCCACCCGAATAGGCGGTGGTCCACCCGGTGATCGGATCACCCTCGGCGGTCATAAACGCGAACTCGTCGGTCACGTCGTCGTAGACGAACTTAAACAAGTCAACGTGGGGGTAGGTTTGCCAGAACCCGGAATCGGCCCGCAAATACAGAGTTAGCGGCTGTGTGCGTTTCTCGGAGCCGGTGATTTTGTCCTCAGGTGGGCGTTGCCAGCGGACCGGCGCCCACCAACGCCCCGACTCTTGGGTGAAGAACGACAGTTCCGCCGTCTGTTTGATGTCGATGGCTTTGACAAGATGGGTGACGACTTTACGCAGATGCGCCGGATCACGGCCCACACAGGTAACGTCAAGTTGCACCTCAATCGGATCGTAGAGGGCGTCAACAAAGCTGATGCCGTCCTGCGTGGCACCTTTCTGGTCGATCATTTTCCACGGCGCGATCAGGCCCTTCATGCCGCGAAGTTCGACCCGTTCGGGGACGGTCCGGTCAGCAATAGCCAATGGGCCCATCATGTTGAACACGATGCTGTCATCCCAGCCGCGCAAGGCGACGTGGGGGACGCGGCCCGCCATCAGCTCATAGCAGCCGTGGGGGGTGATCGGCCCGGTCGGGTAACGCACTGACGGGCCGAATGTCATCGTGCTCCCCCGTTCATGGTTGCTGAGGCGATTGCTTGGCTGGACTGTGCGGCCAGGAATTTCGCGGAACTGTCATCGACTTGGCTGACACCGTTGATATTGAGGGTGACGTTTTGCGGGCCTTGCTTAGGTCCGGGCTGGTTCGCGGCCGGCGCGGTGGGGAACACCGGCGGCGGCACGGGTGCCTGCTGTTGAGGCACCGGTGTCGGGGCCTTCCCCGCCAGGTTCGGCAACTGTGGACCCATCCCGGCGAACGACCCGGCAATACGGGTCACCCAATTGTCGTTGGCGATCTCACTGGCACCGGTGGGTAGGAACGTCTCCATCAACGCCTCTACACCGATACCGGCGGCCTGACCGCCGGCCTTGATAGCGCGCTGAATTTCCTGCCCAGCGATCTGCACAGCAGCACCGGAGCCGGGGGCGAACGCATCGGCAGCCATTGCCCCCGCACCCACAGCCGCCCCGAATATGCCGCCTCCGCCACCGGTAGACGCCCCGTTTTGGGCTTTGGGTTCCTCACCGCCGATCTGCGTCGGCCCTGGTTGTGGGGGGCCGGGTGCCGGCCCGCCGCCACCGGGTCCGCCCGCAATGTTTGGTCCCATGATTGCCGGTGTTTGCGGGGTTCTGGCTTGCGACCCGATTTGATCGGTGCGGAAAACGTGTTCGTTCTGGCCGGTGTTGTTCTGCACCACCGTGATACCGGGGGGCAGCGGGCCGCCGGTGTCGTAGGTTTGGGGTTGGCCGCCGTAGTTGATGGCGTTGGGGTCGATGAGTTGCCCGGCGCGGGTCATCAACGGACCCCACGGCTGGTAGCCTCCCGGCGCCAACGGGCCACCCACCGAGGTCCGCGGCAACGCCTGCTCGATCGGCATGCCGCGGTTTCTGTCGAGGTTGTTCAGATATGCCAGCGTGTTGTAGTAAGGGTCGCCCCGCAATGTTGGGTCGATACCGCCGGCCCGCGCGAAGTCCGGTTTCTGCTGGAAAAGGCCGATGACGTTGTCGGCGTACGGATCGCCGGACCCGCCCTGAACGCCGCCACCCGCCATCGGGTTAAGGCTTGATTCGCCGATGGCGTAGGCGACGATGGATTGGGCGTCGTGGTCGGAGTAGCCGCGTTGCCGGGCCATGCTGTAAATCATGTTGGCGATGCCCGAAGGACCGCTGCCGGACCGCCGACCACCGGGGGCGAATCCTTGCATGTTTCCGCCGCCGTATCCGACGGCAATATGATCGTGGTTGCCGTGGTATCCGGCCTGCCCAGAGTTGTAGACACTGCCCGGCTGGTCGATGACGGGCCCGAGTTGCCCTCTGTAAACGTTGTATTGGGTGCCGCCACCGGAATGGATGAGTTCGTTGAGTTGGTTGCCGTAGTTGAGTGCCATGAAGTTGGCGAAGGCGTCCATCTGTTCCGGGCTGCCCGCATAATCGCCAGCCAGCCCGGTCGCATGAAAGCTACCGGGTTCGTTGCGGTAGCCAGAGGTTTTCGTTAACCTGAATTGCGCCGCGAGTTGATCCACTTGCCCAATGGTCAACCTCCCGCCACCACCGGGGCCACCCCCACCGCCTGCGCCTTGTAACGCTGCCATCGAATAGGGTTTGCCCGTCGTGTCGTAGCCGCCGACCTGGTAGTCGGGGCCGAACGCGCCGGTGGCGCCGAGCATGCCGATCAACCCCGAACCGGTCGCCGACGCCCCACCTTGGGCCGCGCTGATCGCATTCAACTGCCCCATCAGGGGGGCGGCGGCCAGCGAGCCCAGGAAACGCACCAGGTTGTCGGCCAACCCAGCCAAGCCTTTGGAGAGACCCAAATCCTTGTCCAGGCCGGCGCCCAACGCGTCCATGCCCTTCGTGGCGTCCTCAACCTGTTTGGTGTAGACGTCGTTGAGCCGCATTTCGGCGGCCTGCTGGGCTCGCTGGGCTTCGAGGACTTTGTTCTTTTGGTTGATGATGTCGTTCTGAGTCGCAACCCCGGAGGCTTCCATCTGCCGCAACTTGGCGTATTCCTCAGCCGACTTGTGCTGGGCTTCAATCACCGCCTGCCGCGCCGTGTACTGCTGCGTCGTCTCCCCCGGCTGTACCTGCCCATAACCGGGCGCGTAAGGGATGGCGACATCGAACTCCGGGGATTTCGCCTTTTGTTCGGAGATCCGTAGTTCGTTTGCCTCGCGGGCCTGCACCGCCTTAGCGAGATTGTTTTCGGCCTTTTGCAGTTCCTCGGCGGTGTGCTTCTCGTTGGTGCGGACCGCCTCAAGGTCGGCGGTGGCTTGCGCGACTTTGTGATCGGCCTCAATCCGTGAGATCCGGGTCTGATACTGCTGGGAGGTTTCCCCCGGCATCGGGCCGGCGGTGAACTCCGCCGGATACGGAACCTGCGGCCCAACCCCGCCGCTACCGCCGGCCGGCTTGTCAGCAATGGCCCCCGCAATATCCTGCGGCGGCGCCGCGTCCTGCGGACGATCCGACGGGACCAGCCCCGGCGGTAGGAAACTCGGAACTGCACTAAGGCCGCCAGGTCCAACAGGCGCATTCGGTGGCGCCGTACTGCCGGGGATAACTGGGCCAATGAATCCCGGCTGCCCCGGGCCGGGAGGACCGGGAACACCCAACAAATCACCCAACCCCGACGAACTGGTGTCGCCGGGAACACCGGGGGTGACCTTCGGCGGGCCTTGAATGATCGCCGAAAAAAAGTCGTTAAGGGTTCCGAACGCCTCGTTGATGACGTTGAACAGTGGGCCGCCGATTTCCTCGGCGACAGCGGTGACGTTGTTTTTGAGGATCTGCCAGTTCTCGGCCCAGTCCCGGGTGGCGTTGTCCATCTCGGTGATCTTGTCGCCGATAGGACCCATACCCTTATGCAGATCGTCAGCGGACAACTTGCCGTCGCGGATGAGGTCAACGAACTTTTGGGCGTTCCGAGTGCCGAACACATCACCGGCCAGGTTGACCGCCGCATTGTTCTGCTGTGATGCCGTCAGTTCATCCCCGGCCGCCGCGGCCGCTTTACTGGCGTCGGTGTAACCCTTGATTTGGGTGATGGTGTCAGCCAAACCGGTCTGCAAATTGATGTTGTGTTCAGCGAACGTCGCCGCAGCCTTATTGAGGCCCGCGGTGACCCCACCCGGATCGATGCCGCCCTTTTCCAAAGACAGAATGAGGTTCAGTGTGTCCTCAAGATCAAGGCCCAAAGTCCGCGCGACCGGACCCACTCCCCGCAACGCCTCGACCTGTTCATTGATGGACATGCCGGTACGTTGGAACGCGTCGGTCATTTCGTTAAGGACCTGCGGGGTGTTGGCCACATCCTCATTGAATCCGCGCATCAACTGCCCGAGCTCGCGGATGTTCACCGACTGACCGGTGATCCGTTCCAGGTTGGCAATGCGTTGTGTCAGATCGTCAAGTGGATCACCCACCATGTGCAGGGATTGCGTGATCTGAGTGGCGATATCGCCGATCTGTTCAAACGATGATGCGGTGGTGGTGCCCACCCGCATAATCGACTGTTCTAGGTTGTCGAGTTCCTGACCGACCAGACCGGTTTTCCCGACCACACTGTCAAAGATGGAATCGAACCGCTCACCCACCGAATACAGATCTTCGCCGAGTTTAATGGCCGCATAGCCCACCGCGGCAATACCTGCAGCACCGAGCAGTGCCGCCGATTCGATGCCGCCACCCATGCGGGTCGCTGCCTGCGACACACCGTCGAAAATCTCGCCGGCCCGCCCCATCCCCTGCGTAAGGCCCTCAGTGAAACTGTCGCCCGCCGACTGCCCGATGCTGTCGAACAGTGACTGGGCCTTGTCGGAGGCGTCCTTAACGGAGCGGTCGTCTAGCTTCGTCTGAACGTTCAGACTAATCGGCATTACGACCACCCAAGGTTGCCATACAACTCGCTTTCAGCTTGTTCGCGGAATTCCTGTAGTTCCTCGGCCTCGGCGATGCGTTTCCGCAACTCCACCGGGTCGAGATACATGGTTGGTGTGTAGGCGTTCTCGCCGCCGGCATACAGGCCTGCGCGGTGCAGCGCGGTTTCGTTGTGCAAATCTTTAAGCATCTGTTGCCACGGCGGCCAGTTGCCGTCGCGTTCAAACTCGCGTTTGTAGCCGGATTCCTCCGACAGTTGGTCGAGGAACACCAGGGCGCGGCGCGATGTCAGCCGGCCGGTATGCCAGTCGGCGACATCAACACCGTATTCGCGTTGAAGGTCGGCCTCAATCTCCCTCGGCCACAGCCGGATCCGGGCTAGCATCTCCCACACTTTTGGGATCCGCATCGGCCCGCTCTGTGAGCCTACGGTCCAACTGGGCCAACGCGGCCGTCACATCAGAGGCCCGCCCGCCGGCCGCCTTGTAGCGGGCGTACTTTTCTTCACCCCACAAGGCGATAGCGACCCGCACCGCATACGACGGCTTCACCAACTTGCCGTTTTTGCGGTACGGGCGCTTGAGCGGACCGGGCAGAACAGTGCCGTTGTCCAACGTGATGTCGGGGTTGCGGTCCCACGACTCGGTTTCGATATCCAACTCGGCTAAACGTTCCGCCTGGTCGTCGTCCAACAGTCCGCGTTGCGGAACCTCGAAAACTTCGTCACCGGCTTTGATTTCAAGGCTGGCGGCGAACCCTTGGGCGTCGGCCGCCTGCTGGCGTGCCTCAAGCGGACTGTTATAGCGAAGGTTTTTCATGGCTGGGCTACATCTTTCAGAGAGGGTTGGGTTTACATGGTTGGGCTGAGAATGTGGGAGGCCCGCCCGGGCAGTAGTTCAGCCCAACCGAAACAACACTGCCCGGGCGGGGGCTTTGATTTAGCTGCCAGCCGGCGCCAGGTCGGTCCAGCCGTCGCCGCCGTACCACACCCAGTCGATACCGGGCACCAACTCGGTGGCACCATCCGGGTCCGGGATCATGAAGTACGGATCCGGCAACACCTTGTAGGTGAGTTCCGCGGTGTCGGGGTCAGTCTTTGACCGGGATTTGCGGGCCTGCGCGTCGAACTTCACCAGCGGGTAGCCCTCGACGCGGTAGGTGAACTTTCCGGCCTTCCGCTTTGCGTACACCAGCAACAGTTGGCGTTCCACGGTGTCGATGTCGGCCTTAGATCCCACGCCGTAGTCGGCGCCGCCCATGTCGGGGACCAGGCTGGCGCCGTTCTCATCCTGCAAACGCAGGTCGGCTTCCAGCCGGTGAATCAGCGGATCCGCCGTCTGGACCGCGGCGAACTTCACCGTCTTAGTCTTAGTGATGACATCCGAGTCGAACGGGTACGGCGACTGCAGGACCATCATGTCGTCAGACTTGGTGTTCGGGTTACGTTCCGCGCCACCCTTTTCCGTCTGCGCACCGATGTAGAACCAGCCCTCATTGGCGGTTAGGTTGGTGGTCCAGATGCCGTCGACCAGGGTGCGGGCGAACAGATCGGCGCGAAGGGTGTTGTCGGCGGCGAACGGCGACCACGTGACCGTGGTGCAGTCGTCGTCAAACGGCGAAATGTTGGTGTCGGATCCGCGGTAGTCGCGAATCAACACCGCCTGTAGGCCGCCGCGTTCGGCGAGCCTAGAGTCGATATCGTTGAAACCGCCGGCCTCCCACGTGGTGCCGGTTCCGGGTTGTGCTGTCATAGTGACTGTTTCCCTTTCAGGTGTGGAGCGAACCGGACAGGACCGGCAAAGGCTGGTTGGGCTGAAATCTAGGAACCGTCGATGACGGTGGTGACGAACGAGAACCCGACCCTGTAGCGGGCCACATAGCGGAACGTGCCCGGATCCCCGTATTCGACGTAGATCGGCTTTTCGACGGTGTTCACGAAATCGACGTTGGCGGTGGTGCCGTCGATCAAATCGATGTTGGTGAGCGAGTTTTTAGCGAGGTACAGCATGCGGGCGTGGGTGCGGTCGGCCTCGGCGGAGGCGCCGTCCATCGTCGCGTCAAAGGTGTGGATCGATACCACGGCGTCGTCGGATCCGATGTTGAGGTCGTCGGTTCCGGTGACGCGGTGAACCAGGCGGAACGGCAACGGGTCCGTCGGTTTGCGGAGCACGCCGGCGCGGCCCAGCTCCGCCAACCAAGCGACGACGGTTTCCTCAGCGTTAGGCGGTGCGGAATCGAGTAGTTCGATGGTCATAGGTCGACCGTGAAGTCGATGGTGCGGAAATGTTCGTCGGTTTTTTGGCGCGGCGCGAATTCGGGGGTGTCGACGGTGCCGTACTCAATCCAATGGGCTTTGAAGTCGTGGGCGGTGATCCACACCCCGGCGCCGTCCTGGTGAACGGTGATGCTGTCCCGGTAGTCGCCTTCGCCGACGGGGCTGCTGGACTGCCAGTATTCGGCGGCCTGTTGGGCGAATTCTTTTTTCGCGGCGACAACGCGGGGGTCGGCGTCGATCAGTTTTTGGAGTTCCTCCGGGCTGATCTTCTCTAGGTCGACATCGTCTAGGCCGGCCATCAGGATCCTCCCGGGATGGTGTTGACCACGCGCCGCAAATGAATCACCGTGCACGGCTTTTCACCGGTCAACGTGACCCACCTGTCGGTGAAGGGGCCGAGGCTGTAGTCGACCGGATCACCGTCGACCGCCCACACCCGGCCGGCCACGGTGATCTTGTCTCCGGGCGCCACGGTGGGGAATGTTGAAGGGACACCGAGCTCACCGGTTTCGGTGTAGGTGCCGACGACGGTGTCGTTGGTTTGCGACTTCGTCAACAACCAGTAGGCGTAAAGGCCCGTGGTGGTGGTGTAGTCGGGTTCGGTGACACCCAACCGGTCCGGGTCGCCGGACGCGTAGGTGTCGACAGTGACCTCGACCGTCGCCTCCACTAGGATCCCTCAACCTCATCAGGTGGGAGGGTGTCCACCATGTAGGCGGTCCGCGGACCCGAATCCGAACACAACCTGGCGAGGGCCGCGTTCTCTGACGGCCACAACAACGACTTGCGGGGTTCGGGGGCGAACGTGACCTGTTGGGGGCCGGCGACTAACTGTGTGACGGCGGCGCCGGTCGAACTATCGTTCCAGCGGAGGATGGCGCCGCGGAGAATCGCTTTGGCCGCATCCGCGTAGGGGAAGTCGTCGTCGTTGATGCAGGGGGCGGCCCGGGCCGCCAACGCCAACGCGTCAACAATCATGATTTCCGCCTTCGTCGCATCGATATTCGGTGCGAACGGAACCAGATCGTCCTCAACGCTCAGCGTGACAGCCACGGGCCGGCCCTTTCCTGCTCTACCTGCTAGCTACCAGGCGTGTACGTGAACTGAACAAAGGCGTCATGATCATTAACGAGACACCCATATTCAGCCTCCGCCAGGATCGCGACGAGGTTGTTTTCGAACAGGGACACCAGGGATCCGCCGACGGTGACAGTGGCCTCGGTGCTGACCTTGTAGGAGATGCCGCCAACAGCACCCCACACGATCTGGGACCAGTCACCGCCGTAGCCGACCACGCCGGCGTTGGCGACGTTGTCGCCCAGCATCGTCGGCCGCCCGATCAGGCGCCCGGGGGTGACGGCGGCGGTGGTGTCGGCCAGCGGGGTTTCCACGAACAGGGGGCGGCCGTTGCCGTCCACACCGCCGAGGAACACCGGCTCAACCACACGGTCGAACGCAAACCCGGTCAGCTTCTTGCCGGCGTTGACCAGATCCGACAGGCCGGCCACCACGTCGCCGTACACGCCACCGTCGTCCTGCGCGGTGGTGCCAAACGCGACACTGTAGGCGGTCTCGTCAAGGTAGTTGTCGAACGGTGACGACGTGCCGTGCAGGACCGCGTTATCGAACGCGATGGCGAACGCCTCGGCGATGTCATCGCGGAGGATCTGCATGTAGTTACCCGGGTTCGCCCGGACGACCTCAGCAGACACCACCGAAATGGCGGCGATCTTGTGCGGGGTGATGGACTTCAGGGCGATGGCCGATTCGGTGGCCGTCTTTTGCGAAGCCTCAGACACCCACGTCGCGGTCGCCTTGCTCACCGAGTAGGGGATCTCCTGACCGTTGATCCCCAAAGGGATCTGGCGGGCCAACTGCATCACGGTGGACCGCTTACGGGCCTCATCGAAATAGGGCTGTGAAATCGTCGGGTTCAGGAACCCGGAGAAATCACTAGTTTTGGTTGCATCGGACTGAGCCACAGCAACCCTCCTTTCAGGTAGTTATCCGCTGGTCAGCGGATGTTGAGTTTGGCTTTCAGCGCCGACTCAAGGTCGTCGCTGTTGAGCGCCGGCGGCGCCGGAACTTTGCCCTCGGCGGGCACCCGCACACCCTCTGGTTTGGCCTGTTTCGTTCTCGCGGTGAATAATTCGGCCTGTTTGACCATCGTGTCCTCATCGGGGCCGGTGAGGATAACGTCGGCCTCTTCATCGGTCATGCCGAACCGGGTGGCAATGCGGAATCGCTGCGCACTGGCCTCTGCTGCAATAGCGCGGGCCTCCGCCTCGGCGGCCCGCCTGTCAGCCTTTTCGGTGTCGGACAGTTTGGCCGCCTCAATCTCATCAAGGCGGGCCTTCAACGCTTTGGCCTCTTTTTCGGCGGCGTTAGCGCGGCGCCGTTCAGCGGTCAAAGCCTTGATGCCACCCTCCCCCAACGCTTCTGGTGAGTCGCTCACCTCGTCTGTGGTGGTGGTGGTTTCCGATGGTGCGGTGGTGGTGCTGTCGTCGGACAATTGTTGTTCCTCTATCGCAGGGGAAAACACCGGCCAAATCGCTGGTCGGTGTTCTTTGCCACAAGGGTGGCGAAGTCTGTTACTGGTTAACGGCTTTCGACTGCCATGCACTGACAGTGGTCATGGGCCTCAAACCCGGCCGAATCCTCAACCGAATATTCGCCCTCTAGTTCCTGGCAGAAATCGCAGGCGTCGGCCTCGGCCTCACGGATCCACGAACCCCGTGTCGCCACAACGTTTAACAGGATGGTGGCGCGCGCACCGTCGTAAATGGTGCGTTGCATCGTTCCGGCTAACCGGTCCAACCCGTCGCGGCCGGTAGCCCCCAACGCCCAATCCGCCGAATTGGCTAGCTTCTCATCCGGTGGGGGCGGTGCAACCTTGGCGATGTAATCCGACTCCGGGTCGGCATCCTCAAACCATGTCGCGGCCAATTGGCCGGCCAACTCGCGGTAGCGGTCCACCAGGATCGGGAACGCCTCAATCACCGCTTTGGCGAAATCCTCGGCGTCGAGGGCCTGATCCCACAACGCATCAAGTTGGGTTTTGGCGATACCGTTAAGCCGGTTGAGTAGGTAGCGGCGTTCAGCCGTTGATACCGGCGGCATTGGGGTCCATCATTGCGCCGGTCGGCGCCTGTAGCGGCGCCCCCGTAGCGGCCGCCGTGGACAACGCGTTCACCACCTGCGTCACGTTCGCCCGACGCTTATCGGCCAACGCCCGTTCAATATCGGTGCGGTCCCAACCCATCTTCTCCAGCGGAACTTCAGAGTCCGCCAACCACGGGAACGTCGCCACCTGTTTGGTCACCGCATCCGCGGCCGACGCCTGCGACGGGGTGGCCGGGTCACGCCATTTCGCCCGCAACTTCAACAACTCCGGCGGCAACTCCGACAACCCGTTAGCCAACTGGAAGGCGTTGCGCACCGCGCGGCACCAGCCCACACCGAACGCCCTATCAGCGCGTTCAGCCTCAATCACCAATTCCTCTTTAGACGCATACAACGCTTCAGCGGAGGCGGGGTTGTCCTGCACAATCCCAAGCGAGGACACCGGCAACGACGTTTCGGCGGCGAACAGCATGGCGAACAACCGCATCTGATCGATATGCGGTTGCATCGTCATCTGCGGGAACTGCCCGACTTCCGGTTTGAACGCCGGATCCACGTTGTCGTCCATCGTGGGCGGTTCAATCGACCAAACCCGGCCCATGATGGCCTGCCAACCGTCCCCTTCAAAGGCGGAGGCGGGGAAGTTCAACGCCCACCGTTGCGGGGTGGTGTAAAACTCGGCGCCGATCTCTGAGCGCACAATCGTGCGCAACGCCGAATCGGTCAGCGACATCACCGGGCGGGAAATCCGCGAGGATCCGAATGGGCGGGCCAAACGCGGCCGGTACGACAGCAACTCGACCGGAACCCGACCCAACGAATGCGCACGGTCATCAACCGTCCACGTTCCACCAATCCGGTCCCGGGTCATCGTGATAACCCGATCCGGTAGATACATGATGAGCTGTAACGCCAACCCGGACTCGCAGTCCCGGTCAATGATGGATAGCGCCGCCTTAAGGGCACGTTTGCGGGGATCCCACAACCCGGTGGCGTTGTTGGCGTCCTTCACCATCATCAACACGTCCGGTTCGCCGGCCTCGGTGTCGCCGTTGATGGTGCAAATGAACGCGCACGAATGAATGAACGCCGAGTCGTGGGCCATCGACGCTTCGATGTCCATGTTGTTGGTGTCCCACAACTCATCGATGCCCAAGTCCTGAACGTTCTGGCCAGCGATGACGAACCCGTCCAAATTGCAGCGGCGGGACAGTGAGTCGACCGCCTTAGCCGGCCACCCCAACACTGTGTCGAACGTGGCGAACTTCGGCGGGATCGCGATGTTCAAATTCCGCAGCAGGTAACGCGAATCGTAGTATTGGGCGCGGACCGTGTTCCGCGGCAACCGTTCCTCAAGCTGGTTGTGCAGTTCGTAAAGGGTGTCCTGGTCGACCGGGTCGAGGTCGGGGATAGCCAAATCGGTCATGGCTTACATCACCCGGACCTTTCGTGTGGTTTGTTGGCCGCTGATACGGGCGGCGATAGCGTCGTTGCGGGCCTTCCACGCCATGACGGCGGCGTAGGCGGCATCGATTTTGTCGGGCGACTCCGGGTATGCCTTATAGATCAAGTAGCCGGTGCGGGACTTACGGCGCCGCGCGTTCAACACGTGCCGCGTCAGGGAGCTAGATCCGTCGTGGCTGCATTCGCCGGCCACAATGGACACCCGGAGTTGTTCGACCGCGTCGACCGCGGCCACATTCTTACCCCGCGGCCACGCCGAAATCGGCTCCCGCTGAGTGGCTTTAATACGCAGGCGCCGACCAAACGCGGCTTCCCATTTCGCCACCCATTCCGACCAGCCCGACGGATCCGCATAAAACCCGACGACCTGCCAGCGTTCAAAGCATCGGCGGACCGCGGCGTCGACCTGCACCGCGTTCGGCGACCAGTCCCGGCCCGTCGGCCCCGACGGCTGCTCCCACACCTCAACCTCAAACAAATGGCCGTCCGCCACCCGACACCCCACCAGGGCGGTGGCGTCCGCCTTACCGCGGGTTCGTCCTTTGGATCCGTCGAACCCCAACACGATGATGTCGCGGTCGGCGACCACCGTTTCCCGATAACACGCCCGCCACTCCGGGCCAGACACCCATGAATCGGCGGCATGGGTTACTTGGTTCAAATAGAAGCGGCGGGCGTCCTGCGGATCCGTTGCGGGGTCATACACTTCGGCGGCGATGCGGTCCAAATCGACCCACCCGCCGGCGCCGGCCGCCGAGTCCCCGTAGACGAATTCCAAACCCCGCATGAGTGAGTCGCGGTCTGCCAACTCGGTATCCGCGGCGGCCTCGCGATGGTCATACAACAGGGCGGTGTCGCGTGCCCGTCCCTCCGCTATCGCCGCGGCGTAGGAGGCGGACTGTTCGGCCACCGAATCCTCACCGGGCAGAAACGCGTTCGGCGTTTCAATCGATGACCCGCCGACCTTGCCCAAGTTACGGCGGATCACCGCCGCAAGATTCACCCCACCATTACTAGGAACCCACGACTCGGTCTGATCCAAAGCCACCCACACCGGGCGGTTACCCTCACGGGACCGGGCGGCCGAGGTGATGAACTCAATCCGCCCTTTGGGCAGATTGACGAACGTTTCCATCGGTTCCAGCCCCGGATAGTTGTCGAGGACCGGGCCCTCCCGCAACATTTCCAACAACGGCTGGTAGGCGTTCGCGGTCTGGTCCTCAGACACCGCGGCGAGCTGCACTAGCGGGGTGCGGATCGATGACCATGGCCGGCCCACCGGCCGCCCATTGGAATCCCATCCGTCGGGGACGACATCGGCCAACGCCTCCAACGCGGCAATCGCGGCCATGAACGGCGACTTCCCGTGCCCCTTCGGCCGGGACCACACCGCGCGCCGATATTGGCGCCGACCCGTCGCCGGGTCGATGCGGTAGTAGCGCAACACAAAGTTGGCTTGTTCCTCGGTGAGGATCAGCGGTCGATACTCGGTGCGATCAGGGGCCGCGAGGTTTTCGGTGATCCAATCCAACGCATACCAACCGAGCGTCGGGAACTCACCGGGATATTGCGGTTTCCACGGCATTAGAAGTCAACGGCGCGCAGTTGGTCGTAACGCGCCGCCACGCCGGCGGCGCCGGCCTTCCGGTCCCGCTTATCCTCAGCCTGATCCGCCTGCGCATACGTAATCCGCAAACGTGCCCGGTCCTCACCGGTCGCGCCCATCTTGGCCACCCGCAACCGAATCTCCGGCAACAATTTCACCTCGCCGCGGCCCCACACCCTCGCGTGGAGGAACGCGGTGTCGATCATGAAATCCCAGTCCGTCGTCCGGAACTCGGCGGTCATCGGTTCGGCGCCCCAGTTCGCCCACCAGCGGCGGGTCTGTTCAGGCCAATCGATACCCTCCGGCAACGGGGGCTGTTCCACCGGTTCAGCGGTGAATACCCGC